TCCACGTTCCTGGGAGGCAAAAATATTTCGGTAACTAATCTACCAGTAACCAATGCAGGATCAAATGCAGATGCAGCATTGGCACAAACCCGGGGGATAATTGTAAATCCCAATGATTCGCAATTTCAATCACAGGCCCAAATTGATGCTGAAATTGCAGCAGAAAAATTTGCTGCAAAGAAGTAAGTAGCGTGTTGCACATACAACTACCAAAATAGGATAAGTATTGTTATGACTACATTCATTGGATTTAATACTATCAATCAGTATAAAAAATTTACCTTGATTGACTTTGAGTTAATCAAGCGCGATTTGGCCAATGCCTTCAACATTCAAAAGGGAGAAATACCTGGACGTCCTGAGTACGGGACATCACTGTGGAGCTATGTGTTTGAAAATCAAGCCATTGACACCACACAAGACATGCTAGCCGAAATACAAAGAGTTGCTGGCGGCGATCCAAGAGTTTCTATACAGGACGCACAAATATATCCGCAAGAAAACGGTATTCTCATAGAGCTATTTGTCAGAACAGTCAACAGTTCAGAAGCACAACTGCTGTCCTTGTTCCTTGATCAAGAGTCTCGCAGAGCCACTTTCATCTAAAACTACGCTGTTTTTACTTGTAATAAATACTCTATAGACGAGATAACATGGCTAAGACAGCACGACAAACAGCAATATTTGGAGTAGAAGATTGGAAGCGTCTGTACCAGACCTACAGAGAAGCTGACTTCCAGAGCTACGATTTTGAAACTCTACGCAAGAGTTTTGTAGACTATCTGCGTTTATACTACCCAGAGACTTTTAACGACTATATTGAATCTTCTGAATTTATAGCGATTCTTGATGTCATGGCCTTTATGGGACAGGCCCTGGCATTTCGCAACGACTTAAATGCCAGAGAAAACTTCTTAGATACTGCAGAGCGACGCGACTCAGTGGTCAGATTGGCTGATTTAGTCAGCTATACTCCCAAGCGCAACCAATCAGCACAAGGCTTGTTAAAAGTGTTTTCTGTACAGACCACAGAAAGCATTACAGATTTCAACGGTGTCAACTTATCAAACGTCACTATCAACTGGAACGACCCCACAAATGCCAATTGGCTTGAACAGTTCACTTATGTGATGAATGCTGCCTTTGTTGACAGTCAAAAGTTTGGCCGTCCTGCCAACAAACAAACAATTTTGGGTGTAGAAACATCTGAGTACACCATAAACTTTGCCACTGGGTTCTTGCCAGTTATACCTTATACATCTAATGTTGACGGTATAAACATGCCATTTGAAGCAGTGAGTTCGTCAACACAAGGCAAAAACTATGTGTACGAACCACCGCCGCAGCCCAACGGTGAGTTTAATATCCTATACCTCAACGATAAGCTGGGATTTGGATCTAACAACACTGGTTTCTTCTTTCTGTTCAAGCAAGGTGTACTACAAAATCAAGACTTTAACTTGGCTGAGGCCATTACCAATCGCACAGTTGATATCAATATTGAAGGCGTCAACAACGAAGATTACTGGTTGTATCAACTGGATGACATCGGAACAGTGGCCAGCGAGTGGGCGTATGCTGAAAGCATTTACGCTGCTGCGGTTGAACAGTTGGCTCCAAATCAAAGAAAGATCTACAGTATAACCAGTCGTGTAAATGATCAGATTACCTTGACCTTTGGCGACGGTGTGTTTTCAGAAGTGCCAGTGGGATTTTTCCGTACCTATGTACGTGCTTCAAACGGATTAGAGTACATCATTAATCCTGAAGAAATGCAAAGTGTTGTGCTGCAGATTACCTATGTCAGCAGATTTGGTCGCAACGAAGTGCTGACTTTCAATTGCGGTATCACTAACCCTGTTTCAAATGCACAACAGCGTGAAACCATAGAAGAAATTAAACAACGTGCACCTGCACGTTACTACACACAGAATAGAATGGTCAACGGTGAAGACTACAATAACTTTCCGTTTACTCGTTACAACAGCATTATAAAAAGCAAGGCAGTGGCACGTTCAGCCACAGGCACCACACGATACATTGACTTATCAGATGTGACCGGCAAGTACTCCAGCACAAATATTTTTGCCAGCGACGGCATGTTGTATGAAGAAAATCCTCTTATCAGTTTTGAGTTTGACTGGGTCAACAGAAACGACATTGTAGATATCATAACAAATTCAATAGAACCCTTGCTGACTTCAAGAAGCATATTGCAGTTTTACTACGCTAATTATCTGCGTCCAAACTTGCTGGTACTGAACCTGGCTTGGAATCAAAGCACAACTGTGGTAAATGAAACCACTGGATATTTTTATAATACCAACAACTTGACCCCGCAGAACATTGGCGGATATGCCAGCAACAACGCCAAGTATATTACTCAAGGTTCCCTAGTAAAATTTATTCCGCCAGCTGGTTATTTCTTTGATGCCAACAATCGCTTGGTAGCAGGTGTACCAATCCGTGCTGACGAAAAGTTAGAAATCTGGGCCACAGTCAGCGCAGTAGTTCTGGAAGGAACAGCATCAGGCCTAGGCAACTTGCCAGACGGTTCTGGTCCTGTCGCACTCAACATATTTGTGCCTACAGGTGCACTGGCGCAACAAGTAATTCCCAAGTTTGTAGACGACATTCCTGCCACGATTGAACAAAGCATGTTGCAGCAGATTGAACTGTTTAGAAACTTTGGCCTGGGCTATAACAACTTGACCAGCACTTGGTATGTTATCACCAGCACTAACTTGGCGCAAGATGCTCCTTTCAGCTTGGCAAATGCGCAAAATACTCAAGGTATCAATCTTGACGCCAGCTGGTTGGTGCAGTTTGTGACCAACGGACAGTCTTACACAGTGGTATCACGCGGTTTGGATTATATTTTTGCCAGCATTATTGAAACTAGATTTTTCTTTGATACCAGTGAAAAAATATACGACAGCAAGACAGGCAAAGTGATCAAAGACTTTGTGCGTGTACTCAAAACCAATTCTAAGCCAGATTCAAACTCGCCGCTGTCGGGCGACATATCAATGGAAATTATTGCACAGCCAGTTCAAAGCGATGGCTATGTAAACGACTTTCAAGTTGTGGTCAGCTACAGAGACAGTGACAGTGACGGCGTTGCTGACAATCCAGACTTCTTTGACGAAATTGTAGCCCCCGCAGTGAATCCAAATTCCAAACTGGTATTTTTAGAGTTAACTGTTGATGCTAACAACACTGAAAATTATTTGCCGGTGGCAGCAGGCGTAGTCAATTCAACCTACGCCACCAAAGATGCTATTGAACTGGTAAAGAGTCAATACATTAATGGGCAGATTTTTTATGCCTATGAAAGTGGTTTATTTTACGAATTAGTGATTTCTAATGTCAATGGCATTATACAGCGTACTGTAATACCGCGCAGCGGCTTTGACGCCAGAGTTGGCCGTCAGGACCTGTATTTCCAATACCGTCACAATAGTGGACTGACCAATGTGATTGATCCTGGAATTACCAACATCATTGACGTCTATCTTGTTAATCAAGAATACTATACTGCATATCAGAACTATATCAAAGATACAACTGGATCTGTACAAGAACCTACGCCGCCTACTATTAATGATCTTAGTGTAGCTTATTCTGATCTTAACGATTATAAAATGATTTCAGACAATATGATTCTAAACTCAGTGATATTCAAGCCGTTATTTGGCGCCAAAGCTGCTCCAGAACTACGTGCCACAATCAAAGTAGTCCGTGCAGCCAATACCACTGCCAGTGTGAGCGAAATCAAGAGCCAGGTGATTGCCAATATCAATGAATACTTTACTATAGATAAATGGGATTTTGGCAGTAGCTTTTTCTTCAGCGAGCTTGCTGCGTATCTACATAGACAGTTGGGATCAATCATTAGTTCAGTGGTGTTAGTACCTCTGAATCCTCTCAAGAGTTTTGGTGATCTATATGAAATACGTTCAGCTGCCAACGAAATTTTTGTCAGTGCTGCCACAGTATCGGACATTGAAGTGATTGATGCGCTGACACAAAGCAACATCCGCAGTCAAACTGCTGTTTCAGGACTGTACCCAACTGCCATAAGCCAAGGCACCAGTGGACAGAGAACAGTGATCACAAGCACTCAGTCCAGCTCTATCAGCAATGGTGGAGGTGGTTATTCACCCAGCAATGGTGGAGGTGGTTATTCACCCAGCAATGGTGGAGGTGGATACTAATGGCCACACGTCGCACCGTAGACCTACTACCAGAAATATTTCGTACACAAACGAACCGTCAATTCTTCAATGCCACACTCGATCAGCTGACTCAAGAAGCTGTTATCAAGCGCACTCAAGGATATGTGGGACGGCGAGTTGGCCCAGGTGTTAACCCTGCTGACAATTATGTTACTGAACCAACTGCCACAAGAAGTGATTACCAACTTGAACCTGGTGTTGTTTTCTTAAAGCCTGATACCAACACAGTTGAGGATGTTGTTACGTATCCTGGTATTATTGACGCACTGAATATCAAAGGTGCTGATACCACACGCCAGGATGCACTGTTTCAAAGCGAATACTACGCCTGGGATCCTTTCTGCGACTTAGACAAGTTCACAAACTACAGCCAATATTACTGGTTACCGCAAGGTCCTGATTCTGTTGATGTGTTTGGCACTCCTATTGCTCTAACTGACTCGTGGGATATCACCCGCGGAGAAACAGCTTATACATTCAGCGACCTGGCCGGTAACAATCCTGTGCTGACCTTGGTTCGTGGCGGCAACTATGAGTTTGTAGTCAATCAACCCGGCTTTGATTTTTGGATTCAAGCAGCACCTGGCGTCAACGGTCGTATGCCAGCTACTCCCAACATCAGCAGCAGAGATGTACTAGGAGTGGTCAACAACGGTGAATCACAGGGCACAGTTACTTTTAATGTTCCTCTTAAAACAGCACAAGACTTTTACTACACACTGACCAATATTGGCACAGTGGATTTGTTGACAGGTTTAAAGTTCAATCAGCTCAACAATGTTTATGTCAGCGAATTCTTAGCTCAATATCCAGAAGGTATTGACGGTATCACCAACCTCAATGGTCGTACTGTAATTTTTACCAACACCACTGCTGATGCCGAAGCTGGTGGCTGGCAAGTGACCACACAGTTTGATCCTTTGCCACGCGACAACGCCGACAACGGACTTGTTGGCAGCTTTGACACAACCACATTTGATCAAACTACCAACATTGACAGCCAAGCACAGCGTTACAGTATCTGGCAGATTCAATACATCAACGACTTGTCTGGCAATCCGTTTATGCAGTTGACCAGCATACAGACAATTGCCAATTTCAGCAAGTTTACCATTAACTTTGGTACAGTCTATGCCAGTACCCAATGGTACAAAGATGCTGAAGGCTATTTCCAACAAGTTCCGTTGTTGACTGCGGTTCTTGATGATCTCTTTTATCAAGACAGTGAGAATCCAGCATTGTATGGTCGTATCAAACTGGTAGATCCAGGTGAAGAGTTATTTATTGACCTGGACGACATCATTGGTGCTAAAAATTACACCAGTCCCAATGGAGTGGTGTTTACCAACGGACTTAAAGTACAGTTCCGTGGACCTGTTGAGCCTGCTCGCTATCAAAACTTAGAATACTATGTAGAAGGTGTTGGCACTGGACCCGGAGTTGATGCTCGCGTGGGATTTGTAGATGGCGAAGCGTACTTTGGTGCCTTTCATGTGCACCAAGGCCAACGGATGACAGGCAGCACTCATACCAGTAGTTTTCATCAGTACATCTATGAAACTGTAGAAGAAAGCATATTGAATACAGGAGCCGGATCTCCTGCAGGTGCTGCATTACCCAACACTGCTGTAACTGGTATCAACATAGGCAACGGTATTAAACTATTGCCGGTGAGCAACTTTGTAACTCCAGAAACCTATACACGCAGCGCAACAATTCCCTACGACAGTACCAGCTACGACAGCGAACCCTACGATTCAAGTCTAAACGCACCCACTGTGCCAGACTATATCACCATCAATCGTGCCAGTCAAGATCTCAATGCGTGGACACGCAGTAACCGATGGTTCCACATTGATGTTATTAGAGCCACAGCTACTTACAATAATCAAGATCAGGTAATCGACAACAGTCGTCGTGCCAAGCGTCCCATCATTGAATTCCGTGCTGATATTAATCTGTACAATTTTGGAACACAAGGCAAGCAACCGGTTGACATAGTTGACTTTGTAGAAACTGATGCACTCAGCAACATCAACGGTCAGCGTGGCTACGGCATTGATGGTTACACATTTATCACTGGTAGCCGCGTAATATTTGCTGCTGATCTTGATCCAGATGTACGCAATAAAATTTACGAAGTACAGTTCATTGATCCCAACAACAGCGGTATTCTAATCATTGACTTAGTTGAAGTGCCCAACGGCACTGCATTAGTAAATCAAACTGTGGTTACACTGAGTGGCAATATTCAACAAGGAAAGAGTTTTTGGTTTGACGGAGTTAATTGGTTGCCAGCACAAGAAAAAATCAATGTGAACCAACCGCCCCTGTTTGATGTATTTGATGCCAATGGTGTCAGCTTCAGTAATCTTGTTGTTTATCCCAGTACCACTTTTAGAGGTAGCCAACTGTTTGGCTATGCCAACGGCACCACACAAATTATAGACGAATTCTTGGGATTCCCGTTACGATATCTCAATATCAGCAACGTGGGAGATATTGTATTTGAAAATTATCTTTACACCGACACTTTTATCTATGTTCGCAACAATGCCAGTTCAGAACTGGCAATCAGTACAGGATTTATTAGACAGTATGTAGACCGTGTAACTTTTGGTAGTCTAATAGGCTGGCAACGTGCGGCCGCTGAAAATCGTAGTCGCCAGGTGTTTAGTTTTGTTTATGACCAATCTCCCCTGGTGTTGGACATTGCTATTGATACAGAAACTGTATACGCACCAATACAGTTATTTGTAGAAGGTATTTTCTTAGATCCCACAAACTACACTTATACAACAGGCGCAAGTTCTACCACAATAACCCTGGTAGACAGTGTGACCACCGGTGCTGTAATTGAAGTACAAGTTCTAAGCAACCAAACCAGCAGCATTGGGTTTTATCAAATACCGCTGAACTTAGAAAATAATCCGCTAAACGAAAACAGCAACACATTTACACTGGGCACTATCCGTACACACTACGAAAGCATTGGTCAGAATCTAAAAACTATTCAAGGACCTATTGTTGGAGCCAACAACACACGAGACTTAGGCGATATCATCACCTATGGCGATGTCATTGTCCAGCATTCGTCACCGTTGGCATTGACCGGTGTGTTCTTACGCAAACAACAGTTTGAACTGTTCAATTCCTTAGAATTCAACAGCAGAGAATATGCTAAATTTAAAGCCTTGCTGTTAGATCTCACAGCCAACGGCGACTTTGAAAACTTAACAGCCACGCAAGTGCTTGACGCAGTGCTACAAGAGATCAGCTTGGGACGTAGCGAAATATCGCCGTTCTACTGGTCTGACATGATCACTGCTGGCGAAACTTATACAGAGAATACTTACACTTATTCGTTTGTCAGCACACCCACATTTGACACCATTCAGACATACGATTTTACAGCATCAAACTATTTGGGTCTATCGGTATTCTTAAACGGCATACTACTGACTCGTGGATACGATTATGATGTAGTACCAGATGCACCAAGCCTTGTGATTACCACAGCACTGGCTGTTGGCGATATTATACAGATTCGTGAATATCCAACCACTTACGGCAGCTACGTGCCTAACACGCCAACCAAGATTGGATTATATCCTGCGTTCCGTCCAGAAATTTATGTTGATACTACTTATGTTGATCCGCGTGTTGTCATCCGTGGCCACGATGGCTCTATAACGTTGGCGTTCAGTGATATAAGAGATCAGGTACTATTAGAATTTGAAAAGAGAATCTTCAACAACCTGAAGATTGTTTCAACAATACCTTTGATATACGAAGACGTTGTGCCTGGACAGTTTAGAACCACAGAGTATACACTGATCCAAGTAAATGACATTCTTAGCACAGACTTCTTGACTTGGGTAGGCTGGAACAAATTAGATTATACCACACAGAATTATATTGCTGATAATGAATTTACCTACAACTATAGTCAAAGCAGTAATGTATTAACCACACAACCGGCGCCGGTTGGTGCTTGGCGCGGACTTTACAACTATTTTTACGACACTTACACACCAGATTCAACACCGTGGCAAATGCTGGGCTTAACTGAAGAACCTGATTGGTGGGCAGCAGAATACGGCGTAGCACCATTTACTTCAGGTAACACAGTTCTATGGGACGATCTGGCTGCTGGCCTGATCAAAGAACCCGGAAACTACAGAGTTGACCCACGCTTTGTTCGTCCAGAACTGCCGCAAGTATTGCCAGTTGATTCAGAAGGTCAATTGGTTGGTCCGTTATATTCTGTGATCGGAAACTACAATGCTACCAGCTTCCGTCGCAGCTGGACGTTTGGTGACGACGGTCCTGTAGAAAACGCATGGCGCACTTCGAGTGCCTGGCCGTTTGCAGTCATGCGATTATTGGCATTGACTAAACCAGCTGAATTCTTCAGTCTGTTATCGGATCGCGATCGTTATGTGTTTGATGCACCCTTAGATCAGTATCTCTGGGATGGCCGTTATCGTTTAGATGCTAAAAAATTAACACCGTTATACGGCAATGGTACCAGCAAGGCCAGCTACCTAAACTGGATCATTGACTACAACCGTCAGTTGGGTATTAACTCAACTGATAATCTGACGCTGACATTAAACAACATTGATATTCGTTTGTGTTGGAGAATGGCAGCATTCAGCGACAAAAATTATCTCAAAGTCTACACTGAAAGATCTACACCCAGCAGCCTTAACACCAGCCTGCTGTTACCAGACGAAAGCTATCAGTTATTGCTGTACAAGAATCAGCCCTTTAACGAAATAACCTACAGTTCGGTCATTGTCCAAAAAGTACAAAACGGTTATACAGTGCTGGGATACAGTACAAAAAATCCCTATTTTGAAATACTTGAATCGAGACCCAGTGGTCGCTCCGCAACAATTTCCATCGGCGCCGACGAAGTCAGAGTATCGCTGGAACATACCACAAACGTGGTCAAAGTTCCTTATGGATTTACATTTACCAACATTGGTGGTGTTTGCGACTTTTTGGTCAGTTACGGTAAACTGCTGGAAAACCAAGGCTTGGTATTTGCTGATAGAGAAAATGGGTATGTTCTTGACTGGCTGCAGATGGCTCAGGAATTTGTATACTGGACTCAGCAGGGCTGGGCAGTTGGCACAATCATCAACTTGAATCCGGCTGCTACCAGCATCAGTGTTGATCAGCCACTCAGTGTAGTTGACAGCATCAAAACATACAGCCCAGACGATATTGTTTTAAATCAAAATCGGCAGCCGTTGTCAACAGGTAATTTAGTAATTGAACGTTTAAACAATTTCTTTAAGATAACAACACTGACAAGTGATACCATAAACTTTGCTAATTTGAGATTCACTGCTTACGAACACATGATGGTTCTAGACAATCGCAGTATCTTTGCTGACTTGATTTATCAACCGGTAACTGGCGCTAGACAGAATCGTATTTTAGTTTCTGGTAATCTCAGCGGCGATTGGAACGGCACTGTTAATGCACCCGGTTTCGTACTTAACCAAGACAATATACAGGAATGGATTCCAAATCAAAAGTATGCCAAAGGTGAGATTGTGTTGTTTAAGAACGAATACTGGTCATCCGGCACAATCATTCAGCCCAGCCAAGAATTTAATTACAATCTTTGGATCAAGAGCGACTATGGCGCAATACAGAAAGGTCTGTTACCTAATGCAGCCAACGCCAGCGATCAGTTGGCCACAGCCTACAGCGTGTTTGATGCCAACCTTGAAACCGAAGTCGACCTGTTTAGTTATGGCTTGATTGGATTCCGTCCTAGAGAGTACATGCAGGCTCTCAACTTAGATGACGTAAGCCAAGTTAATCTGTACCAACAGTTCTTGGGCAGCAAAGGTACCATACGTGCAGCAGAACTGTTTAGTCTTGCTGACCTAGGCAAAGAAATAGCACAATACGACATCTACGAATACTGGGCTATCTTACGTAGTCAGTACGGCGCAACTGCCAACCGCAGTTACTTTGAGTTGAGATTAAACGAAGCCCTGCTACCCAGCGACCCTAGTTTGATCCAGGTAGTATTGCCGCAACAAGAATCAGCAGCTGATCAAACAGTGTTGTTAGAAAATGTCTGGAAGTCCAGCACAGTATTAAATTCTCCTGATATTCTGCCTACCACTACTGTTCCGTCGTCGGCAGATGTTGCCCTGCCCACTGCTGGATACGTGAACTTAAATGATGTAGACCTAACACTGTTTGAATTTGATGCAGGATTCAACAGCCTGGTATTAGACGACATCGGTCAAGCAACTACCATTTGGGTGGCCAAGATCAATCCCTACGACTGGAGTGTTTACCGCACAGAGTTAATCTCCGGTGATATTACTTCAGTATCAGACAACTTAGATGGCCGAGCTCTTGTGGAATTCAGCAAGCCGCACGGATTGTCAGTGGGCGACGTGCTGGTGATCAAGTACTTTGACCCAGCAATCAACGGTATCTATCGTGTGCGTGTGGTAACAGATATCACATCCTTGTTGATTGATTATGTATTCACTGGATTCCAAACCACTATAACTGGCGACGGCTTAGGCTTTACACTACAAACTGCTCGCGTTGCACAAGCAGCCGATGTGATTGATCTTCCATATGCCTTGCAGCTGGTTCCGGGTGCTAGAGTATGGGTAGACAACAACGGCAACGGCCTATGGGAAGTTATTGAAAAAACAGATCCGTTTGGATCACCTACAGAATTAATACCAGAAACACAGTACGAAAATACTCGGTTTGGTGCCAGTGTTGCGCAAGGTCTCAGCAATCTCAGCGCCTTGATTGGAGCTCCTGGCTACAACCCCACCGCAGCGGGCACCGCCCCGGGTGCGGTGTACACTTATGTTAAGACGCCTGACAATGTGTACGAACAAAACAGTATTTTGCAACTAGGTACCACTGATGCTGCCGGCTACGGCAATGCGTCCGACATTGGCGATCAAAACTGGGCTGTTATAGGTGCCAGTGCCAGTTCCACCGATCGTGGATATGCTGCTGTAATCTATAGAGATCCGGGATCAAACGTATTTGAACAGGCACAGTTGCTGGCAATTCCTCCTGCTGATGCTGTGACATCTACTGACCGTTTTGGACACTCAGTCACAATGAGTCAAGACGAGCGTTGGATCTATGTGGGCGCACCTGGCGGAAATATTGTTTATGCATATGGCCGGGTAGACTATCAGACACAGTCCACAAAATTGATTGCTGGTGCCAGCCAAAACTTGTTCTTGTACAGCGACAAAATTGTTATTGCTGCTGACGAACAACTGTCAGTGGCAGTAGGCGATCAAATACAGACATTTGGCACAGATTACACTGTGTCCGACAATTATGTAGTATTCCCTGTTCCTCCGTTGGAAGGTTCATTGGTAACAATCACTCGTCGTGCTGCTTCGTCATTTGCAGGCGACGGATCCACTGTCACTTTCAGTTTGGCCAACATATATTCTGCGGTCAATGAATACGCAGTTGTGGTTTACCTTGATTCAGCAATACAACGTCCTGAGATTGACTACACAGTTGATGGATCGCAGAACCTTATATTTGCCACAGCTCCTGCCAACACTGCGCAGATTGCTGTAAAAGCACAAACTTACTACACCTTGGTTGACACTTTAACTGTTCCTGGGTTATCCAGCACAGAACAATTTGGATTCAGCGTATCTACAACCACCGACGGACGTCAAGTTATGGTAGGTACTCCTACTGTCAGTGTCAACGGTATTGCTGATGCTGGTAAAGTGTATGTGTTTGATAGAAGTATACAGAATTTCCAAGTGACCGATGCCAGTGTTGTTAATTATACCACTGTGGAATCTCCGACTGCACCTGTTTCAGTTCTATTAAATGGTCAGTTCCTGACTAATACCAATGGCAATATTGCAGGAACATTCTCTGTTGCTGGTAGCACAGTAACACTTGTTGACACTGCAATCGCTGTAGGCGACATTGTAACAGTTGAAACCAACAATTTTGCGTTGATACAAACTATAATATCAGAAACTCCTGGCAACAGCGATCAGTTTGGATATGTGGTTGACCAGTGTATTAACGATTGCAGCGTGTACATTGGAGCACCATTTGCTGACTCTGAACTACTACAGTCAGGTTTTGTAGAATTTGATATCAACCAAGCCCGTGTGTATGGTACAATCACCAGCACTGTTGCCAACCCTGTGTTGACAGTAGGCAACACTCTGCGTATTCGTAGTTTCTTTGTTGCACTAACAGGTACCACCATAGAAGACCTAGTCAATGACATTAACGCAGCCAACGTTCCCAACATACAGGCCGCCGCAACTGTTGACGTGGAACTGTTGGGTGACGGAACTTCCACAGTATTTGATGTTGGTTCAGTGTATTCTGCTGCCTCTTCCTATACTACCCGTGTGTTGATCGACGATGTGTTACAAACTGCCGGCGTAAACTATGTGTACAGCAACACTGACGAAACTGTGACATTTACCATTGCTCCAACTTTTGGCAGCGTAATCACTGTGGTGTCAGGTAGAATAGTGCTGTCAGTGAAGAATTTTGCAGCATCAACCCCACTCAACAGAATGCAAGTTTTGCCTGGTACTGGAACAGCATTTGCTGACATAGGCTTTGACCTTTACGTACATCAGCAAAAGATCTTATCTCCAGTGCCACAGTCTTATGCAAACTTTGGTAAAAAAGTTTTTATCAGCGACAACACCACAAGTTTATTGATCAGTGCACCAAACGGCGCACTAATAGAGTTTGTGACATTTGACAATCAAACCACAACGTTTGACGCCAAGACCACTATATTCAGTGACGCAATCGCACAAAGCGGTGTGGTTTATCTATACGATCAGTTGCCATCTGCTTCTCCGTCAGTGTCTAATCCTGCACAGTTTGTGTTTGGTCAACAGATTTTTGACGACTCAATGGCCAGCTTGGATGAGTTTGGCGCCGGCGTTGATTACACCACTGGCACTTTGTTGATCGGCGCACCCGGCAATGACCAAGGCGACAGTGCTGCCAACTATGGACGAGCTGTTTGGTTCAGAAACGACAACCAGTTGCCAGCTTGGCAAACCACACGAGTACAACAACCAGTAGTTGACATTAACCTGTTGAATACTGTTTACATGTACGACCGTGTGACCAACAAGCCAAAACAGTACTTTGATTATTTTGATCCCCTACAAGGTCGCTTGCTGGGGGTGGTTGCACAGAACATCAACTACATTGGCGCAATAGATCCTGCTGCTTACAACATAGGTGCACTCAACAACTATGGCGGTAGTTGGACACAAGAACACGTGGGCGAAATTTGGTGGAACACCAGTAATGCCAGATTCATTGACGTAAATCAAGACGATGTTGTGTATGCCAGCCGTAGATGGGGACAGTTATTTCCAGACAGCACAGTCGATATATATCAGTGGGTCGCCAGTGTAGTAGCTCCAGTCGACTACACAGGACCCGGCACACCAGCAGATCTCAACAGTTACGTTATCTCTGGTAGCTTGAACCAGCAAGGAATATTCTCCACAGAGTATTATTTCTGGGTCTCTGGAATAAACACAGTCAATACTGCGGCCAAGAAAACACTCAGTATTGAAACTATTCGCAACTACATTGAAAGTCCCAGAAGCAGCGGAATAAGTTATATTGCTCCTATCAACGCCAGCACAGTGGCCATCTACAACGGTCTTGAATATATTTCTGCACAAGACACCATCTTGCACGTGGAATATGATCAGACTCTCAATGATGCAGCAGTACACGTGGAATATCAACTGATAGTACAGGACAGAGCTGATGGATTTTTATCGCCTGCACTTTATAACAAACTACAAGACAGTTTCTGCGGCGTAGACGTAACAGGTGCGTCAGTACCAGACCCGACAGCCCCTATCAGCGAGCAATACGGTGTGGCTTCAAGACCACGTCAGAGTATGTTTGTCAACAGATTTTTGGCACTCAAGAACTACTTGACCCGTGTCAACACAGTTCTATTGCAGTTACCTATTGCAGAATCGCGTGTGTTTAATCTGTTGAACAGTGCAGAACCAGAGCCATCCAGTTATTCTGGTGCTTGGAACAAGCGAGTGGCCAACTACGAAGAACTAACGTATCAAGATCTAGCAGCAGTAGATGTAGGTTACCGATATCTTGTGGCCAGCGATGCAAACAACAACGGTCTATGGACCATATATCAAGTTGCCAATGGTGTATTGCCAGGTGAAAAAGTTCTGGTATTAGTGCGAGTTCAAAACTACGACACCAAACTGTACTGGAACTACATCAACTGGTATCAGCCTGGGTATGATTCAGCAACACGTATCATCGTTGAAGTTCCTAACTACTCAGCCCTGGACACAATCACAGTACCGCAAGGCAGCAGCGTTAAAGTAACTGCAAATGCTCAAGGAAAATGGGAAATTTATCAACTGACAGACGCTACAGTTCCTACTTGGACTAGAGTGGGTCTGCAAGACGGTACAATAGAATTTTCTGCTACCTTGTGGGATTACAGCCTGGGTCGCTTTGGCTTTGACGTAGAAGTATTTGATGCACAGTACTACGACCAAGAGCCTGTAATCGAAACACGCAAGATTATACAAGCTGTCAACGAAGAACTGCTGGTAGGTGATTTGCTGATTGAACGCAACCGTGCGTTGATCTTGATGTTCAACTACATTTTGACTGAAGAGCAAGCTCCCACTTGGTTAGCCAAGACCAGCTTGATTGATGTGAACCACACCATACGAAACTTGGTACCATTCCAGTCTTATCGCAAGGACAATCAAGACTTTGTATTGAACTACATTCAGGAAGTCAAACCGTACCACGTGCAAATTCGCGAATTCAATTTGATATACGACGGCTCTGATCAATACAACGGCACAGTCAACGACTTTGATTTGCCAGCGTATTGGGATGCCGCTAAAAATCTTTACATAAGCCCGGTGTTGGACAATGCAATCCCACCAGTGTTGAGCACAACCAGCAGTTTACCTAGCACCAGTGAAGTTTGGCAGACCCTTCCGTGGAATCAGTGGTATCAAAACTATCTACTCACGGTTGAATCAGTTAATGTGTTTGATGGCGGCGAAGGATATCAATTGCCACCAGAAGTGCTGTTAAATGGTGAACCAACCACTGCGCTAGTGAGTCGTGTCAACAGTGCTGGGTCTGTTGTGGCTGTTGATGTCATTGGCACTTTAGATAATTTTGTTACCACACCCGTAATAACTATCTTTGGAGGATTGCCAGAAGCAGTGGCCTGGTCCGGCAATACTCAAGTATTTTCTGGTGCAGTAATCCAGACCCCGGCTGGATTAGTGTATAATGTCATTGCTAGTGGATTCTTAAATGTAGTGCCACCCACTGCCACAGTATCTCCTGTGATTGACGGGACTGCTGTCTTGACTTATTTGGGTCGACGAGCCCGTGCTGTGGCAGTAATGGGCAACGGCCTAGTAAGAGATATCGTAACCACAATCAAGTACGACCGTTATCAATATCAGACCACCGTTGTAGATTGGGAACCCAATGTCAGCTACGACAATGGAACACAAGTAAGATATATTGATCGTGTATGGGCTGCTAACTCTGACGACAGCACCGCAGTACTAAGCCCAACATTTGACCCAGATCAATGGACCATTGTTCCAGCCGGCGACCTCAGCGGTGTCGACCGCACAATGGGTTACTATACGCCGCAAGTAAATGAACCTGGCTTGGACCTGGCCTTATTGATCACTGGTGTTGATTATCCGGGCGTTCAAGTATCTGCTCCAGATTTTAATCAAAATACTGGATTTGACGTTGGCAACTTTGACATCAATCCTTTTGACAACCTAGCTTACGGCCCAGAAGGTCGTCCCACATACGACCCTGCTATCTTAGATACTATCTACGAAAGCGAGTTCACAGATCCTTACCTAGGCACGTTGCCAGCACCTGCTTATGCAGGTGCACCGCCTACCACTGGTCCTAACCCAATTGTAGTAGACGGTGGTGGTTTTGTCGACACATATTCAAGTCATGCACCAGAAGAGTTAGTGCCAGGAGCCATGTTCGATACATTAGATATGCGTGTGTTTACCACACTGGGATCTGATTGGGACGTCAACGGGCACGGATTTCCGGTGTCGTCGCGTAGGTATGTGTACGCAGCAGCCACAGAAAACTATAACTGGGCAGGACTATTGGACTACCCAGCTGTTGTACAGATTTACAACTTGACTGCTGGCGTGCAGCTAACTCCAGACGTAAATTTTGAGTTAGACTGGCCTAATCAAACAGCCACAGTATCAAGTGATGCCCAAGAAGGTGATACACTGGTAATAACAGCCTACAGCTTAGGTGGTGGCAATCAGCTTTATGTTGAATCTGCCAACGGCACAGATATAGAATCAAACACATTGATAGTACCAGTTCAATATAGTCTCATTGAGCAGTTGGTAATATTTGTCAACGGTGAGTTGATTACCAACTACACATTCGTAGACTATGATACCTATAATATACTGATTACATTCTCAAGTTCATATACCTCGGCCGACCAACTTGTTATCACTGCCATGGGAACCACTGCTGGTGGCTACTCATGGAGTATTCCGCAGACACAGTATTTTGTGGCCGACGGCGTAAACTTTGCTTACACATTGACCAACAGCTTAGAAGGCACCAACCCTGCCAACATAATTGTTGAGAAAAACGGTATCAGAGCCAGACCTGCCGAAGGTGTAGAATACATTGATGATGGTTCCAGCTTGCAATACTACTTGCCTACACGCGGCGGATACAGCCAGGCCCTAATTTCTGATAACGATGTTACTGTTTACGTCAACAATGAGCCATTAGTACTGGGTGTTGAATTTGTAGTAGACCCATATGATGGCAGCACAGATAGAACTATTACATTGACTGCTTCACCACCAGCTGGCGCCACAATCTTGATATCAGTGCGCACCGCTGCTCAATATTATATCAGCGGTAACACACTGATTTGGAAAACAACAGGATCTTTGATTCCTATTGCTGGCGACATTGTTTCGGTAACCACATTCAACGACACCAGCGAACAAAATATCTTGACACAGGTGTTCCAAGGACCAAGCACAGACGGTGTGTTGATTAGCCAAGGATACGACGACACCGACTACGACGACGGCACAGTAAACAATGCACCTGGATCGTTTGATTACAGTGCAGGCAGCGTGATTCAAACCAACGAGTTTGACACAGGTCGTCCTATTGCCAACGTAGAAAGAATTGAAGTCACACTTGACGGATTTTACTTGTTTGAGGGGACTGGTTTTACAGTAGATGGATCTGTGGTCACTGTATCAGGTCCTGTGATCAATGCTTCACAAGTGGTCAGTATTACCAGCTACACTGCCAGTGTGATTCCTGGAGCTATTGCTTTCCGTATATTCCAAGACATGCGCGGTCTGCAAAGCACTTACCGTATCACACCATCAACCACAACTGAACTGGCAGCCGCTTTGTCAGCCACTGCTGACATTATCTCGGTTGTTGATGCCAGTGCCCTTAGCGAACCAAACTTGCCACAAGGTATATTTGGCCTAATCACCATTGATGGTGAACGCATTGCTTATCGCAGCAGAGACACTGTTAACAACACTGTAAGTGGTCTACGACGCGGTACAGCCGGCACAGGCGCAGCTACGCATGCAGCAGGCACAGCAGTTTATGATATTGGATTGGGAAATAGATTACCAGCAGAATATCAAAACTATGTGGTTTCAGAAAACTTCCTAGCAGATGGTGTAGAGACGACATTTACCGCTGCGGATATTTCAGTAACAAACTTAGATTCCACAGAGCAAGACGAAGCTGTAGAAGTCTATGTTGGCGGAATACGCCAAACTGGCGGCTATACTATTCAAGACGCAGACCCAGTGACAATTGTGTTTACTACACCACCTACTAAGAATTACCAAGTTACTATTTTGGTAAAACGCGGTCTAAGCTGGTACGCACCTGGTGCAGGTACTGCCAGCAACGGCATTGCTCTGCAAGAACAGAACACTGTGGCAGCAAGGTTTATTCGTGGTGAGTAAGCGTGGTAAATAACAACATGAACGATAAAATAGAATCTGTGTCAAATATAGAACCGGCTGTGATAAAAAAGCCCACAAAGCCCAACGAAAATGGGGCACTTCATATTGAAGGATTTGTAAAGATTTTTGATCCAAACACCGAAGAAGTTATAGTGGAGAAAAGAGCATGATGTCGCTAGGACCAGTGATGGTAGAGGGATTTCTTAAAATCCACGATCCCGATTCAAAAGAAGTGTTTGTTGATAAACACAACGCTATTCATTATGAAAACATGAGTATAGCTCTGGCTGAAAGTATATCTAATAAGAACATTGGTTACATCTATGCAATGGCATTTGGCAATGGTGGTAGCAGTGTAGATCCTACTGGAGTCATCACTTATCTTCCGCCAAACGTGACTGGACAAAATGCTGACTTGTATAACCAAACTTACTTAAAAGTTGTGGACGGAAACAGTCCGGCCAACACAGACCCCACACGCAACAATCTCACAGTGCTGCATACATCAGGTAAAGTGTACACTGATGTGTTAGTGACCTGTTTGTTGGATTATGGCGAACCTGCAGGACAGCAGGCATTTGATAACAGCACCAATTTTAACGGTGAATTTGTATTTGACGAGTTAGGCTTAAAAACCTGGGAAGGAACCGCGGATGATCTCATGTTGATTACTCATGTGATTTTTCACCCAGTCCAAAAGAGCTTGAACAGACAGATTCAAATAGATTATACTGTAAGAATCCAAACACTCACCAATTTGAGTGCAGCATAAATATGGGTATAAAATACTTGCATAAATACAGACAGGACGGAGTCTAAAAAATGGCATACACAATCAACCTAACAGATGGCACTATATTTGCTACCATAGCAGACGGTACCATCAACACCACATCCAGCATGATCCTGGTTGGTAAGAACTACGCTGGTTACGGCGAATTTTTAGATGAGAACTTTATTCATCTCTTGGAGAACGGTTCTAATACAACTGCTCCCGGCGCACCCTTAACAGGTCAACTGTGGTGGGATAAAGCCAACAGCTTGATGAAAGTTTATACAGGCACAGCCTTTAAGACTATTTCAGCTGCTACCGCAAGTGCCACAGCCCCAACTGGCAACGTCACCGGAGACATTTGGTGGGACACAGTTAATCAACAGTTGAAAGTTTGGAATGGAACTGCATTTGTTTTAGTTGGTCCTGCCAGTTCGTCCGGCCAAGGAACAAGTGGCGCCATTGTTGAAACAGTAGTAGATAACGTCGCTGTTGATCACGTGGTTATCAAGCTGTATGTGGCTAACACAATTGTTGGCATCATTTCAAAAGATGCAACATTCACTCCTCAGGTTGCTATTGCTGGTTTTGCTACTATCAGTCCTGGCATTCAGCTCAGCAGCACAGTAAGCAACAACTTATTCAGAGGAACTTCTACTGATTCAAATTCATTGGGCGGCGTGCCCAGTACATCATTCTTGCGCAGTGATCAAAACGATACTACCAGCGGCACTTTGGGTATCATCAATGATTCAGGGCTCACAGTCGGTCTGGATCAAGATGCAAAGATTTCTGTTACATTGGCCACTTCAGCGGTTAATATTCAAAATCAAACACAAGATGCCAACATCAATATTCAAGTAAACGACGGTGGTTCAACTACCACAGCCTTGTTAATTAATGGTTCCACTAGCCAAGTAGGTGTTCTTGGTATTACCAACTTAAACTCTAGCGGTGTAGGTAATATTGGTGCTGCTGGCGCTGTGTTCAACACAGTGTTTGCCACAGCCACTACAGCCTTATACGCCGACGTTGCAGAACGTTTTGCAGCAGACGTAGAAATGTTGCCGGGTACAGTGGTTGAACTTGGCGGATCGGCTGAAATTACCGAAAGTGTAGATGAATTAAGTGAAAATGTGTTCGGAGTGATAAGTACAAGAGCTGCTTATCTAATGAACTCTGGTGCAGGAACAGATTCAACTCACCCTCCTATCGCAATGACAGGTCGTGTACCAGTTAGAGTAACAGGGTCAATCTGCAAAGGTGACCGATTAGTAGCAGCAGGTAACGGTCTAGCTCGCGCTGCTAAAGCAGGCGAAGCCACAGCGTTTAACGTAATTGGTCGTGCTCTAGAATCCAAAGAAAGCGAAAGTCTTGGAGTCATTGAAGCAATTGTGACCATCAACTAATTGGAAACATAAAAATGACTTATTCAGTAGGCGGATTAATACAAGCAACAGATTACAATGGATTTGTTAGCACCACCTCGGGTGCCAACGTCAACAGTATCTGGAGCACAGGAGCCACAGATTCAGGATACGGAGAAAGTGCTCTTAGCACAGTATCAGCTGCTGGTACTGTAACAGCTACTCAATGGGCCAGTTTGGTTAATACTATTAGCTCAATTGCTAGCCACCAAGGTACTACTGTTACTGCAAGATCTGCACCAGTAACCGGTAATACTATCACAATATTAAGCAATCTCAATACTGACTTAACAACACTGACCACCAACAGAGGTAATGCAGCAGCAAATGGTACTCAATACGGTATCTTTACTGGGGCAGTATCAAAAACTACTGCCACTGGGTCTGGTGCTGCTGCTTGGACTATTACTTTTACACACACTATTACTTTTGCCAGTGCTGATGCGGCACGTTATTTTTTCAATGCCGGCGGTCGTATCAAGTGGGAAACTTCAAAAACTGCAGACTCTACAGCAGCTGATACTGAATGGAATGATTTAGCTAATACCCTAGTAGGTGACATTTATATCACTGGTGGAACAGGAACACAAGTTATTGCAGGATCAAGTTACACAGGCACAACAAAAGTTGGTGGCACCGGTACTCCAACCACACTGTTGACCACAACAGGTTGGTATGATTTGACTACCGGTGATACCATCATCTACAAACAGTTTGCTGACACTGCACCTTACACCGGTCAATTTATTCAGATTTCGGCAAAAACTGCCGGGTCGGGAACACAACTAGTGTTGACTACAGTTTGGACTGACCCAGGCGGCTCAGGTACAGGATCTAGTGACGACATTTCGGGCGGTACTGGTGTATCTAGTCCGGCTACTAGCATTGGCGCTGCTACAGCCCCAACTACTTTGGTAACTTATTTTCCGCCAAGTTCTACTTATTTGACAAGTGCAGCCTGGGGAACACCCACTATTGCAGCTACAGCAGTTTAACTAGCATAAGCAATTTGGTAAAGGACTTATTCAAAGTCCTTTACTTTTATCTCATTTTCCTGTACAATCAAACAATGGATACTAACGACCTTATTAAACAGGCTCGTAGCCGTTTCGATCACGCGGCTGCACGACGAGTACTTAAAGAAAAATACCAAGCCAAGATGCTGTTTGCCTACGCCGGCGGTATGTGGCGGGCTGGTCCCGAACTAAACACAATGATTTTCACCTGTGGTCGTATGGGCAAAATTGTCTTACTAGATTTGTACGAAACTCCTGTCAAAGTTGATTCTGTCGAGCTGATGAAGTTGAGCCAGGAACGATGGAATGAACAAATGAATGCCTGGTTAGTTGAACACGAAGAATTATCTCAGCAACGATGATGCGTGGCGTAGTTATATTTGCTTACAACAGTGGCGAGATTGATTATCAAGCAATGGCTGCATGGAGTGCTGCTCGTATTAAACAGTACTTGGATTTGCCAACCACGCTGATAACTGATACACAACCCACGTACACATCTGCGTTTCAATCAGTTGTAATAACCGCTGCAGAAGCCGGCGGTACTAGACACTTTGACGACATTGGTCATAATGTTACCTGGTACAACGGCAATCGCATGGATGTTTATGATCTGAGTCCTTATGACGAAACACTGGTATTAGATGCAGACTATGTTGTCTGCAGTGATCAGTTGAATGTGTTGTTTGATATTCCTGAAGATTTTTTAGCAACACGTTGGGCGTATGACGTAACTGGGTCGCAAACATTTGATGATTTAAACTGGTTTGGTGCAAATCACATGCCCATGGCCTGGGCCACTGTGATGCGTTTTAACCGCAGCCTACTGAGCGAAAGTGTATTTGACATGATGTCAATGATACGCAACAACTGGCAGCATTACCGCGACTTATACGGAATATCAAGATCCACTTATCGCAATGACCATGCCTTAAGCATTGCGCTGAATACACTACACGGGCATCAAGGGTCATGGCCCAGCGTACCGTGGCCCTTGGCTACTGTGGTACCTGAACACCAATTAGAGTATGTGAACGAAGACACATTTAAAGTTTGCTATAAAACAAGCGACGGAAAGCCTCGGCACGTGATTATTACCGGGCAAGACTTTCATGCCATGGGTAAACAACACTTGGGAGATATCATTGCCAGTACAAGCTGAACGCGGGTACTTGATCATTGCTGTCAACACTGACACAGTGGACTATGTCAGATGCGCACAACGGTTAAATACCAGTATAAAAACTTGGAATCCTGGCGCCAAGACCTGTTTGTTGACTGATCTTGATGTTGATCTTCCAGATTTTGACTATGTGACACAACTGCCGTATGGTGATGTGTCCATGAATGCCAGCTGGCGACTCAGCAACGATTGGCAGGCATTTCGTGCCAGCCCGTTTAGACAAACCATCAAGTTAGAAGCTGACATGCTGATAACCAGTTCTATAGATCACTGGTGGACAATGTTACAGCATAGAGATGTTGTGATATCAACCGGAGCCAGAGATTATTATAATAATACTGCTACCAATAGATTGTATCGCAAAATCTTTGATGCAAACAATTTGCCAGATGTGTACAACGCTGTCACCTACTGGCGTCTTAGTAAGACAGCACAGGAGTTTTGGTCTTGGGTACAAAGCATATTTGAAAACTGGGATCAATATAAATCACTATTGAAATTTCCCGACGATGAGCCTACCACCGATGTGGTGTATGCTATAGCCGCGCAGATAATGGGCCCAGAAACAGTTACCATGCCATTTGCTACATATCCAAAAATTATTCATATGAAGAAGCACATTATAGGTACACGCACCGAAGATTGGACGCAGGAACTGACCTGGGAATATCACAACGCTAACCTGCGTATCAATACTGTGGCTCAACACGGTGCCTTCCATTACAACAAGAAGGATTGGAATCCCAATGGATGAGAACACACGCAATTTTTTAGAGTTCTGGAACACATACACCTGGCCTGAACCCAAGCCGGTATTTTTTAGATTGTACTACGACGATGCCGGGCATCCCTTGTGCTACTCAATGGAAGACTTGCCAGGTAGCTACATTGAAATAACAGCAGAACAGTATGCCGAATCCAGCCACCGAGTGCGAGTTCAAAACGGACGAATAATAAAACAACAACACGCAAGAACATCCAAATTGGTACCTAGCCTAACAGGTACTGCCTGCTGTCCAGAAGATGTTACAATAGTAACAGATGCAGAACACAATCAAAAATGGAAGTTAAAAAATTATGACCACAATTGACATAGCAGACTTAGACGCTGTATACCTATCATATGATGAACCGCAAAAAGAAGAATTCTGGATCAAGATCAAAAACATGGTGCCCTGGGCCAAGCGGGTGGACGGCGTCAAAGGCTCGGATGCTGCGCACAAAGCAGCAGCAGAAGCCAGCGACACTGATAGATTTATTCTCATTGACGGTGACAATCTTCCTGATCCTAGTTTTTTTAATTTGCAGTTGACTTTAAACGATCGCAATCAGGATTGTGTATTTCGTTGGCGTGCTCGCAATCACATCAATGGACTCATGTACGGCAACGGTGGTATGAGTTCGTGGACACGAGACTTTGCCCTGAACATGCGCACACACGAGAATACAGATGGTAGAGATGAAACCAACGTAGAGTTTTGCTTTGATCCCAAGTATATTCCCATGCACGACTGTTATTCAACCACACACCCCAACGGCAGTCCCAAGCATGCCTGGCGTGCTGGTTTTAGAGAAGGCGTTAAAATGTGTCTTGACAAAGGACGTAGACCAACTCTGTCTGAATTTAAGGATCGAGTGCATCAACGTAATCTTGACCATTTGACTGTTTGGCACAATGTGGGAGTAGATGTTCAGCAAGGTGGATGGGCCATTGCTGGTGCCAGGATGGGCACTTACAAGACCATGCTATCTGACTGGGACTACCGCGAAGTACAATGGTTTGATGCCTTAGATGCCATCTGGGAAGATACCAAGGGCAGAGATCCATTTGACATCATTATGACATACCAGGACCCATTGCGTACCCAATTAGATCTTCCTATGTGTCTACACGGTCCTGAAATAAGCAAATTCTTTAAACACCATTACAAATCAAACTGGCACAATCGTGGCGTTATGATAACTGAAATGGATGTTATCAGACAACAAGAAGGATGGTAATGACCAGCTGGAGATTAAAACAACTGGAAATGTTTTACGGTGGCACTGGCATCATAGAACAAGACCATCGTCTGATTGAATTTGTCAAACAAAACAACATACAACGGTTAACTATTCAAGGCGACCCAGACATAGAGTATTTCCAACAACGCTTGCCAGAGTGCGCAGTATCGTCTAAACACCACGACGATTCTTTTATGCTGGCTGTATTAAAAACCAGCTTAAATCTAAATTTAGAAAACTTCCTACAAGAGCTACAGTCAAAGATTGCAGTATCTCAGCCCGCCTATCTCTATGTAGCTGTAAACAAATATGTGGTTGAAACACAGCAGGTCTGGTCTGATCTAACAGATGATTACGACGCAGATCTATTGGATATCATTGGCGACAGCTTGTTTGGTTACCGAGAATTGTCCCGTCATTATCTAGAAGACCGTGGACAGTATTTTAATTTTGCTCACCCTACCACCAACGCATATTATGAACGAATCTGTAGTTAAAAATACTCAGCCGGGCTTGGTCACAGACTTTGAGGGCAACTGGCAACGCTACTCAGCCACACATGCCCTAGCAAGAAACAACACAGATCTCAAACGGTTCGTTGATGCTAATACTGGCATAGGAACCACAGTCGCTGTTGACAGTTTTGCTCCAGGACTAAGGGCCGACAAGCATTACGAGTTTGAAAGAAACAACGTGATATGGCAACATCAAAAATATGAGCCAGTGGAATTTGTAAAGACCCTAAACAAAGTGCCCACTGATGCCATGTTTGACAATGTGGTTTTGTTGGGTTCTGAATCATTCAAGTACATGACCGTGCCAGAGTATTGCAAAACTGTCGCTGACTTTTTGGACACCCTCATAATCAATGGTAATGCCGTTGTTTGTTTGCCAATACTGCACTTACAGTACCACAGATTGCGTTATAATACACAACAGATTGTAAAACACATTGATCAGACATTTGTAAACTACAGCGTACAAGATGTTTATCGCGATCAAACAGAATTTTATCTAAAGATAACACGAGAGATTTGATGACAAACAAAGGCGACGAGTCAGTAGATAACAAAAGCAAGTTTATGAACTCGGCCGAGATCATGCGGGAAAAGTTAGGCCCTGCACTTTGTTTGGCCAAATGGAAACAGGTAAGCCTGCACTTGACCACTGGTCTCAACAACTCGTGCTATCATCCGCCCCTGCATTCAATTGACCCCGGAGTTCTTAAAGACAATCCCAGTGCCTTACACAATACTGGTCACAAAAAGCTACAGCGTGTTATGATGTTGAAAAATGACAAGCCAGCAGAGTGTAGCTACTGTTGGAATATTGAAAAACACGGCGAACTCAGTGATCGTCATTATCGGTCTGGTGAGCCCTGGGCCGCTGATGCATTTGACATAATTAAGAACAGTACCGGAACAGAGGACATTGTACCCAGTTATGTTGAAGTTAACTTTAATCATGCTTGTAATCTTAGTTGTAGCTATTGTAGCCCTCAGTTCAGCTCAACCTGGCAATCGGAAGTTGAAAGACACGGTGGATATCCTACTGGAACTGTTCATAATGATCCTAGCCATTTTGTTGGGCGCAATCGTCCTATACCTGCCCGCGAACATAATCCCTATGTAGAAGCCTTTTGGCAGTGGTGGCCTACACTATATCCGCAGCTAAAGCATTTCCGCATGACCGGTGGCGAACCCTTAATGGACAAGAACACATATCGAGTATTTGATTATGTGCTGGCTCTACCCAATCCTGACTTGCATTTGAATGTAACATCAAACTTCAGTGTAGAAACTGGCTTGTTTGAAAAATACATTGACTACGTAAAGAGATTATGCAATACACAGATCGAACACTTTATGCAGTATGTCAGTCTTGATTCTGGCATCGACAAACATGCTGAGTATATCAGACACGGCATGAACTACGATCGTGTGATGTCATATTCACACCATTTTCTGGCTGAGATTCCTTATCGCAACAGCCTGACATTTATCATCACTATGAATAATCTCAGCGTGTTGGGTCTACAAACGCTGTTAGAAAGAATATTAGAAATGCGCCGAGAATACAGTACAACATATCAGCGTGTTTGGTTTGATACACCCTTGCTGCGTCAACCTGCTTGGCAGAGTCTGCAAACACTGCCACCTGCTTATGCCGACATATTGGAGCGTACTGCAGACTGGATGGAACTGAATTTAGAAACCCCTGCTGATCCTTTCCACGGTTTTAAGGATTATGAAGTTCAACGTATTCGACGTGACATTACATGGATGCGCGAAGGAACAGATAATGTAGAACAAAAACGAGCAGACTTTTACCGTTTCTTTAGTGAACACGACCGTAGAAGAAACACTGATTTTCTAAGGACATTTCCAGAAATGAAATCTTTCTGGCAGGAGTGCGAGGCTCATGCTCGACGGACGTAATCTAGTAGTTGATACATTTAGCGAAGTTTATCATGTTCTTAAACCGTGGATAACACATGAGTTTTGGGATATGGCCTTGCATGATCCTATTGCTAATAGTGTATATGTTGTGGGCAGAAAACAGTTTGTAGAAAATTCTGCCAAAATCATAGCCATGATAGATCAACCCAATACAACTGTGTTTTTTGACAACGCAGCCGAAGGGTCTGAGACTTTGGTCAGTCAGTTACAAATGTTAGGTGTTGATGACCTAGCACGACAGCATCGATTGCTGGTCATTGGCGGCGGCGACATGGAAAGTGCCTACAAGTATATACGCTACGATCATTTTTTATCAGTGATTTTGAACTATGACGAAAACATTGCAGCACAGTCGCGTACAGACGAAATATTTTCCAGGACTGATAAACCCTACAAGTTCTTTTTCTTAAATGGTCGAGCAAGGCCACATAGAAAATATCTTTACGAACGTTTTAGAGAATCTGGTGTGCTAGAGCAGGCCTTATGGACCATGCTAGACAGTAGACCCAGTCATAATCGTATGCTTACCATGCAACGCAATGGAGTAAACATGTTGTCTACTACCAGCGAGCTACGGTGGCTGGATTCCAAATACGAGTTTGAATTTTATCGTAATGCCACAGTCAATCCAGATCCTGCCGAAAGAACTTTTGTAAAAACTGAACTGTTTAATAATCAGTGGGGAGAAATATACATAGAACCTGCACCCTATATCGACACTTATTTTAGTTTGGTTACAGAAACTGTGTTTGAATATCCCTACAGTTTTAGAACAGAAAAAATAGCAAAAGTCCTAGCAATGGGCCATCCTTTTATTGTTGCTACTAGTATGGGCTTTTATCGAGACCTACGTAATCTGGGTTTCCGTACATTCAGCACAGTGATTGATGAAAGTTTTGATCTTGTGGAAAATCATCAAGACAGAATGGACCGCATCTATACCATTATCAAAGACTTGTGCGATCAAGATCTTGCCAGTTTCCTAAGCGAGTGCCGAGATATATGTAAATACAATCAGCAGCATCTACAAGAACTCATCCCGCGTATTCGCTCAGATTTTCCTCCGCAGTTTTTTAATTTAATAGCTAAACATGAATGATTTAGAATTTCGGCAAAAGGTGCTTGATCCCATCAGCGACAGCTTTTGCGGCGCCAAATGGTACAATGCTACAATCTGGCTGGGCTCGGGTATGACTACCAGTTGTCACCACCCACCGGCACACGCAATCGACCGCGATGCAATATTGACAAATCCCGCAGCAATACACAATACCACTGTGAAGAAATTGGAACGTGCAATGATGCAGGCTGGTATTCGTCCCTCTGGCTGCGAATACTGCTGGAAAATTGAAGACATGGGACGCGATGCTGTCAGCGATCGTGTTTACAAAAGTAAGATTTATCCCATAGAGTCTTTGACTGAAGCTGCTGCAACCGCTTCATCCACAGATATCAATCTTCGAACACTAGAAATTTCATTTGACAGAACCTGCAACTTTGCTTGTAGTTATTGCAATCCAGCTTTCAGCAGCACCTGGGTCAACGACATAAAACGCAATGGACCCTACACAGATTTAGTGTCAGACGGACGTAATCATTTTACTCACACGCACGACAGCAGTCAACTGTTCACTATCAATGAAACCAATCCTTATGTGGAAGCATTTTTTGCCTGGTGGGAAACTGATCTGCACCGCACACTTCAAGAACTTAGAATAACAGGCGGCGAGCCCTTGATGTCAGGCTATACTTGGAAATTGATTGACTGGTTCAAAACCAATCAAGGACGCAGTCAGACTAAGTTAGCAATCAACAGCAACCTGGGAATGCCTCGCGAAAAGCTCTTGGACTTTGTTGAACGTGTTAAAGATATTCCGCACTTGGAAATCTACACCAGCAACGAAGCTGTTAACGGCGCAGCTGAATACATCCGTGACGGCCTAGACTATGATCAATGGATGCAAAATGCACAAGAACTCCTGACACACAACAGCATTAAGGCCATGCACTTTATGTGTACCATTAATGCCTTGTGTTTGACCACACTGCCTAATTTCTTATCGCAGTTGATGGGCCTAAAACAAACGTATGGCAAGGAACGTGTTAGCTTCACACTCAACATCTTGCGTTTCCCCAGTTTCCAAAGTGCTCTGATCTTACCAGACGATTTACGAACACAGTTTAAGAACAACCTACAGGCCTGGTTAGACGCACACAGAGAACATCCACTCATGCATGAACACGAAATCAATCACCTACAACGTTTGATTGATTACTTGGACGTTGTCAAAACTCCGCACAGCGAGACATTCAGTATGCCTTCGTTGTTGAATGATTTCCGTGAGTTTTACACACAGTACGACCAACGCAGAGGCAAAGACTTTGCTGCTACGTTTCCTATTTTACGAGAATGGTACCAACAACTATGACCAACCCCTTACGCAACTACAACTGGAAAGACAGAATTCCCAACTATGTAAAGTTGGAAGATCTAACTGAACAGCAGCAATTCAGACTAATGGAAAGTGAAAACTTCTGTATGTTGCCATGGATACACTTGCATGCCTGGCCGGACGGATCAGCTTTTCCCTGTTGTTTGGCCAAAGCAGCACATCCTGTAGGCAACTTCAAACAAAAGACCATGCGTGAAATTTGGAACGACACTGACATGCGTGAAATACGTCGCAACATGTTGGAGGACAAACCCAGCCGACAGTGCGAAGACTGCTACGAACAAGAAGCAGCTGGTTTTGCCAGCATGAGAAACAATTCAAACAAGGCATTTGGTCAGCATACAGATCTAGTTGACCAGACCCTGCCAGACGGCACCTCGCCGGACATGAAACTGCACTACTGGGACGTGAGATTCAGCAATATCTGCAATCTAAAATGCCGTAGCTGCGGCAGCATATTCAGCAGTCGCTGGTATGACGATGATGTAAAGTTGTATGGCAAAGCTCTGCGCCCTAGAGTGCAGTTTGCCGGACGGCACAGCGAAGACGTTTGGCAACAAATGCAAGAGCATATTCCGTATCTAGAACAAATATATTTTGCCGGCGGCGAGCCCTTGATCATGGAAGAACACAACAGGATTCTCAAACTCCTGATTGAAAAAGGCAATACACAAGTTAGATTGATTTACAATACCAACTTAACAGAATTGAAGTTCAAACGAGAAAGTGTGCTTGAGTTATGGAAACACTTCCCCAGTGTCTGTGTAGCTGCCAGCTTAGACGACATGGGAGAACGTGCTGCTATGATACGCAGTGGGACTGATTGGGCACAGGTAGAACAAAACATACGCGATCTAAAACGCGAATGCCCACACATTGATTTCATGATCAGCCCCACACTCAGCATGATGAACATTTGGAATTTTGTACCTTTCCACCGCTACATGATCGACCAAGGCTTTATTGAGCCCAAGGACTTTAACTTAAATATACTGCAAGGGCCAGCCGAATACAGAATTGATGTACTACCAGAAGAAATAAAACTACAGTTTAAAAAACAGTTTGAAGAACACATTGAATGGTTGCGCCCGCGTGATCCAATCAATCGTGCCACGGGCGGTTTTGAAGGTGCTGTTGCGTTTATGATGGGCACTGACAACAGCAAACTATTGCCAGACTTTTGGGAAACTGTATCAGACTTGGACTGGAGTCGTAACGAGCGACTAATAAAGGTAGTTCCGGAACTAGAACAGATATTAAAATACAAACCCGCACACACCAGAGTATGAAGATACCACACGAAAAATTCTGCGTATTGCCTTGGATCAGCCTGGAAACTAGCCCCATTGGTACTGTACGTCCTTGCTGTCTGGCCGAAGAAGAGATTGTAGATATAAACGGTAACAAATTTGACTTGTCTAAGTCAGCAGAACTAGCTGATATACAAGACAGCAACTATATGCGTAAACTAAGGAAACAATTCCTAAGAGCAGAACAACCAGAGACCTGCCGGAAGTGCTGGGCGGAAGAAGATGCCGGCCGTACCAGTAAGCGTATGCATACTTTAGATAGACTCAAACACATGATTCCGGATACTGAATGGACACAAGATCCAAAACCACTTATGTTTCTTGATCTTAAGTTAGGTAACATCTGCAACCTCAAATGTCGTATATGCGGATCGTGGAGTAGCAGCACATTTGCAGTAGAAGAAATAGAGTTTTCTCCCATTGCACAAAAGAAAACGGGTTTCCACTATCAGATGTTGCGGCAAGGTGCCTGGGCCAAAGACAATCAGGACTTTTGGGAAGAAATTAAGAATCTGTCAGACCAGATACGCTACATAGAATTTACCGGCGGCGAACCTTTTATGATCCGCGAGCATTTTAGATTCCTGGAACGCATTGTAGATATGGGTATTGCTGGGCAAGTAGAAATACACTATAATACCAACGGCACACAGTTTCCTGACAATGCCGAAGACATCTGGCAACACTTTAAGACAGTGGAGATTGCATTCAGCATAGATGATGTGGGTGAAAGATTTGAATATCAACGTGCCAATGCTGTATGGTCAGAAGTTGAGCACAATATTGCACGTTTTATGACCATGCGTGATCGACACCCTAACATACAACTCCAGGCCTGTATTACTGTGAATGTGTTTAATGTGTTATACTTAGAAACAGTAGCTAACTGGGCAGATCAACAAGGCTTTAATTTTGTTTATTGGAATATGTTACACGAAGCAAGACATTTTAGTATTGCAGCTTTACCTGACACAGCCAAGCAAGCCATAGCTGAAAGATTATCTACTGCTGGTGTGTCTAAAAAGGCACAAACAGAAATCAAATCCGTGATAGACTTTATGATGCAGGGTCAAAGTCTTGATGGTACACAGTTACTAGATCAAATAACTATAACAGACCAAAGAAGAAAACAAAGTCTTGCAGAGGTTGAGCCAGAATTTGCTGAAATAATTAATTACCGGAGTCCCAAATGACTGTGAATTTAAAACTATATGTAGACCGCAGCGATTATGATACCCATGCTGGGCAAGGATGGCCTACCTATGATGAGTATGTGCAAGGTAAAAAAGCCGAAATACCGGAAATACAAAGCAACATAGACAACTGGGAAAGAGTATGGATTGGCGATGGAGTTAGATTTCCTATTGAGGCTGCTACTGCTTGCCAAAACAAATGGACTTGGAGTTCTATCTATCTAAACCTCTTGAGTACTGCGTCTTGCCATAGAGTCAAACCTGTGCCAATTTCTCTTGAAAATTTTGATGACTTTCACAACACACCCAAGAAGTTAGAAGATCGATCACGTATGCTGCAAGGACTTTGGCCCAACGGCGATGGCGGTGAATGGCCCAACGGCGGATGCGAGTATTGCAAGGACATGGAAGATTCTGGTGGTTTCAGCGATCGTATGCATGTTAATACTATACGTAAGCTAACACCAATTGAAGTTGAAACTGATTTCACAGCCACTAGAGTTACACCCAAGATTGTGGAACTGTTTGCACAAAATACCTGTAACTTGTCCTGCATCTATTGCAATGCCAGCCTCAGCAGTAAGATTGAACAAGAAAACATAAAGCATGGTGAATTTAAACTAAATGGTGTACATATTCCTGTAGTTAATGTTCCTGTTGCCACACAAGAGTATTATGACAAGTTTCTTAACTGGTTAGACAACAATGTACAAAGTCTGTTGCGATTGCACTTGTTGGGCGGAGAAACTTTTCTGCAACACGACTTAATGAATTCAGTGTTAGAAATCATAGGGCGCAAACCCAATCCCAAACTAGAACTCAATGTGTTCAGTAACTGCAACGTTCCTGATCGATATTGGGATGAATACACCAGTAGAATACAACAGCTACAAGAGTCTGGACACATAAGAATATTTGATTTGACTGCTAGTATTGATTGTTGGGGGCCACAGTCCAGTTATGTACGCAGTGGCTTAAACTTGGATAAGTTTGAAACCAGAATGGCCTGGGCTGTAACACAACCTTGGATAAGATTAAACATCAATCAGACCATCACTGCTATGACCATAAAAACCATGCCTGACTTGGTGGAAAAGATAAATCAGTATAGTGAGAACAATCAAATCGGTCACTACTTCCAGTTTTACACAGGTCCACAGATGTTCCAGCATCCTAAAAACTTTGGCTGGTCGGAATGGGAAAACGATTTTGATAGACTGTTTAATACCATGCGCGAAGATAACTGGGATCAACGTCATGCACGACATCGCATGACCGGCCTAAGACAACAACTACAACAAATCAAAGAACCCAATCTTGCAGAAATTCGTAAATTGCAAACTTACCTCGACGAACTTGATCGTAGACGCGGTACCAACTGGCGCGAATTATTTCCTTTTATAGCAGAATATGAATAAACCCAAAACTCTATGCATGGCACCTTGGGTGCATACTTACATCAATCCACAGACTGAGCGGCGTATGTGCTGTACAAGTCGCGAACCAGCACAGAGTTTTAGTCAATACATCGACACCAGTGCCGGCACCGGTAAGTATGTGCCTGTCACCCTAGAACAACACTGGAATAACGACCATATGAAAAGTGTGCGTCGACGTATGATGGCCGGCGAGACACTACCAGAATGCGAAGTTTGCAACGACAAGCTGTTGAATACGGACGTTTACCGCACTTACTTTGATAGATTGTTTGGCCACAAGTATGAAGAACTGGTAAACTCGACCGCAGAAGATGGCTCTACTACTATGCGTCCTGTATCCTGGGATTATCGTTTTAGTAATCTTTGCAACTTCAAATGCCGTATGTGTGGAGATGTTCTCAGCAGCTCGTGGGAAAGCGAACAGCGACAGCACAACATGATCAACTGGGACAGACCCGAAAACATGTGGATGCAACCAGGAGTGAGAGAACAGATCAGCGAATTCCAAGACACACAGATCGAAGCAGAGTTTGCTCAGGCTGTGGCAGAACATCGTGTGGAAGAAATATACTGGGTCGGCGGCGAACCCTTGATGTACGAACAGCACTGGCGTTACATGAAACAGATTGTGGATCAAGGAGATGGCAGTAAAGTGTATGCTAGATACAATACCAACTTTAGTCGTATTAAATATCGCGGCGTTAACTTGTTTGATGACATCCTAGTACACCTACGTGACTGGCAAATATGTGCCAGCTTGGACGGCACAGGTGCCATTGGCGAATACATCAGAACTGGCCTCAACTTTGAGCAATGGCTTGAGAATTTCAAATACGGCTTAAAATTTCAAAAGCATCCTAGACAGTTGCGCTTGGACTTTACACTGACATTGCCGGGTATGTTTGAAATAGAAAACGTACAAAAGTTATCAACAGATCTTGGAGTAGATATTTTAGCCAAAGTTATATTCAGCTTTAGTCCCAATATTATTTTGAGTCCGTTGTCGTTGCCCAAGCACTTGCTACATAACCGTATTGATCGGATCACTAAAGATTTGCCGCCAGGTGCGTTACGCGATGTCTTATTGCAACTTAAAAACAGGCCTACTTTTGAAGAACAATGGCCAGACACATGGCAAGAAGGACTTGCACAAGGCAAGCGTCGTGTGTTACAATTAGAGAAGATTAGAAAAGATACATACACGTTAGAAAACATATTAGAAAAGGATCCTGAAATACATGCCTGGTACCAAGCTATCGCCTGTTAAGATAACGCTGCGTGATCCACTTGATCATGCAAGCCAGTTGGTGTATACTATTATACCTGAGGACAATCAGTTGTCACGGGACTGGCAACAGGCCTTGCGTGAGATACTACAGTCAAACCTGCATCTTGAGAAAAACTTCTGCTTCTTGGGATTTCCGCACACGCCTCGCACAGTAAAATTTTTATGCGATCAGCTGAATCGATTTGTTACATGGATCAATCATTATAATTGTACCGATAAATGGCAGGAAGCAGGACTAGAACCTTACTGGATAGAAGAAGTATTTTCTGACACCAATGTACGCTTTTCAATCGATCCTGGTATAGGCAGAAAACAGTACTCTATCAAGCATAACATAATGAATAGGCTGCACAATCATTTTGAAGTGCTGCAAGGCACTGTTTGGAATCCCAGTGCTTACTATCATCATGCTGATGCCACTACTCGTTATGCAATACGACAATTGAATCTTATTTGTCACGAACTTGAAAGTTTGATATTGAGTCAACGCAAAATGCTGCAAGATCCTCAGTGGGTAAGGCCAAGTCAGATAACTACGTTTGTACATGCGCCAAGATACGATCTCACAGACGAACACAGAACTGGCTTTGCTCGCAACAGATATGATCGTGTGTTAGGCGGTGTTTATATGCATTGGACCCAAATTGGTAAAACATTATATGAAGTATTTCGCGATGAGTCTGCTCCTAAACTTAATGTGGGTAGCGATGCTACTGATATCAGCGTAGGTGCTGGTACCACTTGCGAAGCTATAACCGCACTGAAATACTATTCAGGCGAGTTTGATATTGAATGGGCACGTGATGTAGTGCGCGGAGGATCTCATCCTTGGCACGATCAGGAGCAGGATCTGTTTGAATCCTGGTTAACAGACAATGGATTGTCTATAGACAACGACCGGTTGAGCCTGGGTTATTTGAAGATTGGCCAAGTAGACCTCGAAGGTAGTTTTGGCACTATAGACCCTGAACAGATTTGGCGTCAAATAGGTCAGCATCTCGACATTCACAAGATAGAAATTGGAGATGTTACTGGCGTATTTGATTATGCCTGGAGCGATTCAGACCATGAGCAACGGCAGATAGAAAATTTAAAGAGGACAGAATATGAAGTGGCTTAGAAACTTATATAATCGGATTCGGTTAGAAATACGATATCGCAAGAAGTTGAAAGAACTGCGTAAACGAGATCCATTTATCTACAAATGAAACATATACTAGGTGTAAGTGCTGGATATCACGACGCTGCTGTCTCTGTTGTTAGAGAAGATGGCGAGATTGTGTTCGCTGGCCATAGCGAGCGTTACAGCAAAACAAAAAATGATCCCGAACTAAGCATTGAACTCTTAGACGCTGCTTATCAATACGATATTGCGACTATTGCTTACTACGAACGTCCTTGGATGCACAACATACAGCAGCTGAGATCAGGTGAAAATGCCTTTGGGCCTTGGACCTTGCGTGGCACACTAGAACAACATGTTGGCACCAATCGTATACGTGGCAGACGTTTACAGGCATTTCCGCATCATCTCAGTCATGCAGCCGCAGGATTTCAAACCAGTCCTTATCAGGAAGCTGCTGTGGTTGTTATTGATGCCATTGGCGAACTAGATACCATATCAATCTACCATGCTCGTTACGATGTACACGGCCGAGCACAGTATCAAAAAGTATGGGGTCAGCGTTATCCACACAGCATTGGTTTATTTTACAGTGCCCTAACCCAACGTGTGGGCCTGAAGCCCATGGAAGAAGAATACATTACCATGGGCATGGCTGCTTACGGTGATCTATCTCTTGTGGGGAAAATGAGCCAGTATGCGGTTGAGGATTACGTCACAGCCCGTATGGCAGAAAACTTTCACATAGGATTTGATCCTGTGGTATTTGCTGGAGAAGATCCCAACAAGATTGCTGCTGCTGGGCAGGTCGTAACTGAAAAATTAATACAGCACATAGTACAAAAAGCTGCCGAACTTACTGGCAGTGATAACTTAGTTTACATGGGCGGAGTGGCGCTCAACTGTTTGGCCAATCAGTACTTAGGGAGATACTTTGATAATATTTGGATTATGCCTTGTCCTGGCGACGCTGGTTCTAGTCTTGGGGCCGCTGCTTTGGCTCACGGTCGTAGTCTTGCATGGAACGACCCTTACTTGGGCTATACTATCCCTGGGCCTTATCCTGTTGACGCCCTTGTTGGTGCTCTGCTGCGTGATGGCATTTGTGGTGTGGCCAACGGTGCAGCAGAATTCGGGCCACGAGCCCTAGGTAATAGAAGTTTATTAGCGGACCCACGAGGTCTACACATTAAGGATCGAGTAAATGACATCAAACGACGACAGAGATTTAGACCCTTCGCCCCAGTTATCCTGGCAGAGTGCGCTAGCGAGTATTTTGATCTTCCTCGTGGTTGGACTGACAGCCCTTATATGCAATCTGTCGCTAACTGTATTCGCCCTGATCTATATTCCGCTATTGCTCATTACGACGGTACTAGTAGAGTACAAACTGTGGCGAAAGACTCAAGATCGGGAATCAGACAACTGTTAGAAGCTTGGTATGCAGCAACAGGTTGTCCTATGTTGCTCAACACCAGCTTGAACATACGTGGTGAGCCAATGGTGAACGATCGAACAGATGCCGATCGTTTTGAGAAA